TATGTAGAAGTAATCCTTGAGATTGAAGAATACATAGATGATATAGAAGTATTTGAAACAGAGATAATTATTATTGAAGAAGATATAGACTTAATAGATATATTTATTGCTAATGATCTATTTCCTCCTGATCCAAAGGATGTGTTAGAAGATCTAAAGGAAGTACAAGATGAACTTATTGAAGAAGAAATTGAAGAGGAGATATTTGATGATGTCATTGAGATATTGGAAGACGAAGAACCTATTGAAGAAACTGTACTTGAGATACTTGATATTTTTGATACGGAAGGATCTGTTGAAGAGGAATTATCTGAGGAGATAATAGAAGAAGAAGTTGCAGAGATAGAAGAAGTCATTGAAGATATTGTCATAGAAGAAGTTACTACTGAAGAAGTCGTTGAAGTCTTAGAAGAAGTTAATGACATTGGTGTACAGAATCTATCCGAAGCCACAGAAGAAGTACAAGAGATAGTCCAGTCTGTAGTTGAAGAAGCTATTGAAGATATAGAAGAACTTACTGAAGAACAGGTTGAAGTTGTTGCTGAAGTATTACAAGTAGAGACAGAAGATGTTGAGATCATAGCTGAAGCAGTTAAAGAAGATGAGTCAGTTGCTACTGCTGTTGAGGAATATGTTGAAAGAGCAGTAGAAAATAAAGATGTAGAGAACTATACCCTTGCTGATGTTGTTACAGAGGTACAAATAGAAGCATTTATTGAAGATCCTATTGGCACTTTAATAGATGTGGATTTTAGCGATGTGGTAATATCAGATATAGGTAAAGATATGACACAAGATCAGAAATCAAAAGCGCAGGAGGTAGTAGTACCAGTTATTCTTACAAGAATAGCTAGCATTGCTGCATTTGTATTAAGGAAATCATAATGTTTAAGAAGATATGGGATTGGTTTATAGAAATAGTTAAAGAAACTTTGAACCTATCGTGGACTTTAGTAGGTCTAGTTATAGCTACACTTACATTGACAGGTTCAGCGCAACAGGTTACAGGTCTTGCGACTTTAATTACACTAGGTGTATGGTTATTAACCATACGATTTAGAAAAGACAAAACAAATAAATCTACTAACACAGCAAGTAGATAGAAAGAAAGGTAACTATGCCTGCTAAAAAAGCATACAAAGCCAAGAAAATAAAGAAGAAAAAGAAATCTAAAAGATACTAATTCTTGGTAGTTAAACGTGGTGTGGCATGTCCTAAATGCCATAAATATTTAAAAGTAAATCTAACAGATTATATTTTATTATGCACAAACAAAGATTGTAAAGACTATAATAGAAAACAAAAGATAGGGAACAAATGAAACTACAGGTAGTACGCACACAGTTTGGTAAAGACGCAACCAACGGTATGCTTTTTGTTAACGGATATTTTGAAGCATTTACTTTGGAAGATCAATATCAAGAAGTCAAGGTACACAGCGAGACATGTATACCAGAAGGTTCTTATAAAATACAACTAAGAACCGTAGGTGGATTTCACAAAAAGTATCAATCAAGGTATAGCAATCATAAAGGTATGCTACAAGTAATGGACGTACCTGGATTTGAGTATATATTAATTCATACAGGGAATACGGACGAGCATACGGCAGGTTGTTTACTAATTGGAGAGACTCAACAGGACTTAGACAAAGGTAAGGACGGATTCATTGGTGGATCTGGAGACGCTTATAAAAAATTCTATCCAAAAGTATTAAATGAATTACTCCAGAATAAAGAAGTTACTATAGAATACAGCAAGATAAACCTAGATGGTGCAGCAGTATCTTCTGATTCTAATGACAAAGACTTTGAGAAAACACTACGAAGCATTCACGAAAAAGTGACACGCATTGATAGTAAACTCAGAGGTAAACCTATTACATAGATTGGAGATGTATGAGTGACGAACTAAAGCAACTTATAGAGAAAGTAGTTTGGACCTTTGTTGAAGCATTTGGAAGTGCTTTGCTAGTTGGACCTGCTATTAGCTTAGAAATTACAGCACTTGAAGCCGCAGCTATTGCAGGTGGTGGATCAGTGATCGTAGTATTAAAAGAGTATGCAAAAAAACAACTCGCAAGTAAGTAAACTTACTGAAGTACAACAGGACGTAGCGCACAACGAAACAAAGGAGGACGCTACTCATCCTAACGGATGGGAGCCAGGAGTACAGTTTAGTTATAAGACTAAGACTGGTACTATAACAACAAGACCAACAAATAATCCAACTCCAGAGTTTGATAATCTTTTACAAGAGTGGGGATTCGATCCAAAGAAATATGCCATAGTTAATGACACGATCCGTGTATCTACATGGGATATGAATATTGGAAAGGGAGAGACACACCAGGCGTGGGCATTTAAAGCTCAGATCGTAGCAACTGAAGCTACTATAGATCAAGAAGATTACGATAGAATAAGTAAATGGATTCAATCTTATAAGCGTAAAGCTAAACCTAAAAAGAAAAAACCAACTGCTTCATTCTTTGTTGCCGTATCAGATTTACAACTAGGTAAAAGAGATGGCGGAGGGACAGAAGCTATTGTTAAAAGATTCTTAGAAAAGATAGATACGGTGCGTGATAGATACAATTTCCTACGTAAAGCAGGAGTACAGATTGATCAGTTAACAGTAGTAGGATTAGGTGACATCGTTGAAGGTTGCGTAGGATTTTACCCAACAGCTATGGGACCTAATGGAGTAGAGCTTGACTATAGAAATCAAATGAAATTAGCTAGAAGATTAATAGCTAAAGCGTTGGTTGAATGGTCTAAAGATTTTGATGTCGTTGTAGTAGGAGCAGTACCAGGTAATCATGGTACTAAAAGAATTAGCAAAGGAATGGCCCCAACAGGAGAGATGGATAACTATGACTTAGAAGTCTTTGAACAGATAGCTGAGATCATGGCAGACAAACCACAGTATGATCACATTAAGTTTGTGATCCCAGATGAACCACACTTATCACTTAACGTATGCGGTACGAACATGAGTTTTACTCACGGACATCTTACTGGTTTCGGTGGGGGAGTTGAAGCTAAGGTAATGAATTGGTGGAAGAATCAAACCTTTGGTGGTTTTCACGCAGGATCTAGCCAGATTCTTGTGACTGGGCATTACCATCATCATCGTGAAGTTCATGATGGTAGAACATGGATCCAAGTTCCTTCATTAGATGAGTCAACATGGTTTGAACACCAGGCAGGTAAGAAAACTAAGCAAGGTATTATGACTATGGTTGTAGATAAAGATGGACACAACAATAAAGAGATCGTTTAACGCACCAAGATCAAGTTAAATTATCTTGGTGCAGTAGCAAATAGGTAAAGGAGGAAACCCTATGCTACTTGACATTCATTATAACAGACACTAATATGAGATCTGGTTATCTCATAAGTCATGAGGTACCTCCTTCCAAAAAAAAAGAGCCGTCAGTGAGCGGCTCTTTTTTATTCCTTGACAAAGAAAGTAATTTTATTATTATTAAGAATGCTTAATCTAAATAATGCCATATTCAAGATAAAGTATACGTGAAAAAAGCTGAGAGGTCGTAAAAGATTCTCAGCTTTTTTTTATATAAACAAAAAATCCTGCAGATAAATCTACAGGATCTCCTGTTTATAACTTGTTTCCTATATGTTCTTGCGAATATACTTGTTTCCTATTATGACTTTAGTATAACATATAATTTGTGAATTTGTGAAAATATTTTGAAAACTTGTATTTATAGTATATACTTGTATTGGAGGTAAAATGACTGCAAACATTGAGACCACAGAGGTTGATGATAGCTTTATGTTATCTGAGTTGAGATCATCAGTTGCTAAGACTGGTGCTAAGTTTATTGTTGCACGCAACGGTAAACCTATATATATAGATAGTGTCAAAGATCTTAGAGATTATCTAAGAGCTAACCATCTATACATATATGAATACGAACTATGGAATAACGTAATTCATTATGTCTTTGTACGTGCAGAACGTGGTGGCGATTAATACATGAATTTATTTAAAGATCAAAAGGGGATGAAGAAGTGGTGTATTGACATGGGAAATGCAGTAGGTGGACAGATGTTAGAGAAAACTAACCTTGTAAAACCTGCTAATCCTGATAAAGTAGTAGAACTTACACTGAAATTTGTCGCTGATTATAATGAAGAGATATTAAAAGCACAAGAAGAATACGATAGAAGACAGGAAAAGGAAGATGGCAAAGGTAAAGATACTTCTAAATGAAAGTGGAGAATATCAAGACGTAAAGGTTATTGGATTTCCTAAAGATTTTAAATTAGAAGTAGAAGTAGTGGAGGTATGTGATGACAACTGGTACATCGAAGACAAATAGTAAATGTTATTCATATAAACATCCCAACGGCTACACTAATGTAAGTATTTGTCATTGCAAATATCCCAGAAGATAAGGAGTAATATGCCAGATCAATCAAAAACTACAATTATGTACACCGATACAAGTACAAGAGATTATGTAATTACAGCAGAATCTATGGAAGAAGCTGCAAAAATAGGAGATTTAATATACAATACAATGGAACAAAGTATTACAGATATAGTTAAACAATATAATGTCAATAAGAAAACTGTCATTTGGGTTAGCTATACTGTAGATAAGGACACTACGATAGTAGAGGAAGACGAGGAATTATAAAATGGCTTGGCAAGATGAATACGATCAAGTAGAAGACAGATTAAAAAAGTTTTGGAAGGACAATCCTAATGGAAGAGTTTATACAGAACCTT